GAAACGTTTGAGGAGTCTGATATCGCCGGTTTTCCAATCGCCCAAGTGGGCTTCTTGGATCATGATCGCTGAGCCGATGCTCCAGGAGAGTGCCGTCTGGTCAACGAATTGAACGTCTATAAAGAGGATGCCTTGCTCGAATTTGTGTTCCACCCAATCCACGACTTTGCCGTGGGCACCGGGATATTGTTTGCCGTGCACGCGGGGCTTGGGTTTCTGCGTTTTTCTTTTCTCAACTCGACGTTGGTTCATTCTCTGGTCCTCAGCTTTCGGCGTTATGTGATCATGAGCTGCGCATCGACAAGCAGCTATCTGAGGTGTTATTGCCGTGAGTGTGGTGGCTGAAATCCGAGCTGCCTTCGCTGCTCGATCCAACCGAGTGGCAAGCGATGGGTCAGTTTCTTGAAGGTCAGATCTGGCGGTTGGTGTCCATCGAGGATCGCTTCCACGATGTCGGGAGCGAGAAAAGCACATTCCAGAACGCGGCCTACGTATCGCTCGTTGAGATCGAGCCTTTGGGCAATCGCTCTCCGTCCCGAGACTTCTCCGGCCACGATCCATTCATACCATTGGCGTCCGCGTGCCAGGGCCTTCAACAGTGACGGAGCGGGAAGCGACGGCGCCTGCCCAGGATGATCGGGAGGAAAGACCAATCTCATCTCCCCGCCACAACGTTTGACCCGAGCCCCGATATTGAAACGAATCACGTCACTCGAAGCTTGCTCTGGTTGGTGGGTCGCGGATCTTGACGAGGAAGCGTGTGAATCTGCGGTAAGTATGTCTCGCAGTTTTTGCTTCACAACTTCGACTTCGATCCTGTCAGGATGAACCACGACACGCTGCACGACCTTTCTCACGAAGTCCTTCACGACCGCTGGCGCGCCGGAACTTAACTGGTCGAACTGTTTCGCGGCTCCGGCCAGAATCTGCTGCGTCCGCGCCGCAGGATCTTCTGGCGAGCAGAGTTCGTCCATGACTTCCCTGCCGGGCTGTAAGAAGGATTGCAACCTGAGGACAACCTGCCGTTCAACATCGTGGGCTGGCACTCTGGACGGTCTGTTCTCTGTTTCCCCTGCTTCCCTTCCGCTCGTGGCTGGGCAAACGTAGTAGCGATAGCGTCTTCCATTCTTCGACGTGTGGCATGGAGTGAATCGATTGCCCTCTGCATCCTGCAGCAGACCTACGAGCAAGCTGGGAGAGTTCGCTTTAAGACCATTCCTGCGCCCCTGGTGATCGCTCTTCAGCTGAGCCTGCACCCGATCCCATAACTTCCGTGGAACAATAGCCGCGTGTTCTCCGGGATGATTCTGTCCCCGGTGAAGGATCTCTCCGAGGTAAATGCGGTTCTTCAGGATCTGATACAGAGCACCTCGGCAATACGAAGTTCCTCCTGATCGGTTCCCCGCAGCGCTCGTCCTCTCCTTGCTCTTGATCCCTTCCTGATCGAGCCGAGCCTTCAACTTCGAGACGCAACTCAGTTCAAGGTAAAGCTTGAAGAGGCAAACCACCATCTTCGCGTCGTCCGGATTCACGACTAGCTTTCGATCCTTGACGTCATAACCGAGCGGTACGGTGCCGCCCATCCACATGCCTTTACGTTTCGAGGCAGCGATCTTGTCGCGGATCCTCTCGCCAGTGACTTCGCGTTCGAACTGCGCGAAGGAGAGAAGGATATTAAGTGTTAGTCGCCCCATCGAAGTTGTGGTGTTGAACTGCTGGGTGACAGACACGAAAGAAACTCCGCGTGCGTCCAGCGCTTCGACGATCTTGGCGAAGTCGGCCAGGCTGCGAGTGAGACGATCAACCTTGTAGACTACGATGGTGTCGATTTTGTTGGCTTGAACATCATCGAGGAGACTCTTCAACGCTGGCCGCTCCAGATTCCCTCCGGAATATCCTCCATCGTCGTATCTGGCCGGAAGTATTCGCCAGCCTTCGTGACGCTGACTGGCGATGAAGGCTTCGCAGGCTTCTCGCTGAGCGTCGAGAGAATTGAAGGATTGCTCCAATCCTTCTTCGGAAGACTTACGGGTGTAGATCGCACAGCGGATGACGGCTTTCGATTCAGTGCTCATTGAGCCTCCTGGGATGCGTTGGATGGTTTAGCTTTGAGACCGAAGAAGGCTGGTCCCGACCAACGGGTGCCGGTGATCAGGCGAGCGATCTCCGAGAGATTCTCGTAGCGAGCGCCTCTGTATTCATAGCCTTCCGCTTCCACCTCCACCACATGCACTTGTTCTTTCCACTGACGCACCAGACGAGTTCCGGCTTTGATGAGCGGTCGGTTTGAAACCGCTGCGTTGGGGTCGGCCTCGAATGTGGCGGCAAGCTGGCGAAGCCGGCGGCAGCCCGCATCGCTGAGTCCACCGAACTCCTGCTCCTGCAGGCGATGACCAATGACGCGAAGCATCAAGTCTTTTCGGATTTCCGGAGGGTCTCTCTTGAAGAGCTGCCGCCATAAGTCACCTAAGGCTGGCTTACTCAAATGGGGCAAAGAGGCGAGGTGCTTCGTGATAGACGAATCGGGCATAGTTTCTCCTTAAAGCGATCCGCAACATTCACGCTTCCTTTCGGAGAAAGTTCAAGTCGAATCAGGGCGGGCCGGGTTCACAATCTGCTTGACTTTGTGACCCGTTGAATGTTCGAGAATGCAAGACTGCCTAGGAAAGAGTGTGTAAGCGGAAAGATCTTTCATCAGAGTATCTGTGCGCCGGACGCCACGTTTAACCGCACTCGTTGTGGAGTTGTACGCTGAATTAAGAAGATGAATGATCAAAACGAAAGTTCATTCGAAGGAAAGTGTGCCAAAATGGCAGCAACCGAGACACCTAGCCAATATCTCGAATCCCATTACTTAACTCGTGAGCTCGCGCGCCTGGGCGTCACAGACGAACAGCTTCAAGGCATGCGATTCAGAAGCTCCAACCAAGGCCGGCCATTTTCTCGATGGTCCTATACGTGGCTGGGAAAGATACCCAGCCACGTTATTCCACTCGTCAAAGCGTATTGCGCATTGAAATGGCTTGTCCTCGAGAATCCCCCCTATTCACGAGACAAAGAAGATGCCTGGCAGCTCGTAGCTGAAACGATGGCTGCCCCTACTCTCGCGATCGGTGAGAGGGCCCGGGACGCGCAAAGTAAGAGAGCCAAGAAGCCGCGGGGAAAGATCACCGACGATGGGGAAACGATTGATCAGGTGATTCAAAAACTGGCTGTGAATCCGCAATGTCGACGGGACACTGCGAAGGAGTTATGGACGCGCTTTTGGCATCTGCTGATGGAAAAAGATCTTGATCCGAAGGAGGTTGAGGATCCAGAGAATGCTGAAAAACGCACCTATGCGTATGACTTCAAGAACGGACGGAAGGAGATGACTTTCCGGCGGTTTCAATGCGTCGTCTCCAAGGCACGCGCAGAGAAGAGAAAATCGCGTTAACCGGGCTGATAATATCTCGTCAATAGAATCGCTCCTGTAGCGCATTCCACTACCGCGCTCGTTAGGAGTGCTCCATGACTAGGGAACGTGCCCGAGATCTAGGAATTCAGCAGTTACCCATCGATGAGCTAAAGCTCGACCCGCGCAATCCCAGACACCATAGCGATCTGCAGATCGGACAGATCGCCCGAAGCATCGAGAACTTCGGCTTCAACGTTCCGATCGTGATCGATAGCAGCAATAATGTTTTGGCCGGCCATGGGCGTGTGCTCGCTGCCAGGAAGCTAGGCTGGCCCTTGCTGCCGGTTATCCGTTTGACCCACCTGACACCGGAACAAGCCCGAGCCTTCAGCATTGCGGACAATCGACTCACAGAGAATTCGACGTGGGATGATCGCCTGCTCGGAGAAATCTTCCGTGACCTGGCGACGCTGGATCTGGACTTCAATCTCGAAGCCACAGGCTTTTCCGTCGGCGAGATTGATTTGCGAATCGAGGGATTGTCAGCCTCCGCTGAAAGAGAGGACCCTGATGATCGGTTAGCAGCCACGCTTGGTCAACCTCCGGTCAGCGAACCTGGCGATCTTTGGCTCTTGGGAAAGCACAGAATCCTTTGCGCCGACGCACTGGACCCAAGTTCTTATCGGGTGTTGATGCAAAGAACACAGGCACAATTGATCTTTACCGACCCCCCTTACAACGTGCGGATCGACGGCCACGCCTCTGGAAACGGTAGCATCCGTCACCGCGAGTTCGCCATGGCAGCGGGCGAGATGACGTCCGGCCAGTTCATTCATTTTCTGGCAACCGTCTTGCACTTGCTCGTGCGCCACAGCAGTACCGGCTCGATCCACTTCATATGCATGGACTGGCGCCATCAGTTGGAGCTATTGACCGCGGGCAGCCAGGCCTACTCCGAACTGAAAAATCTCTGTGTCTGGGTCAAGGGCAATGCCGGCATGGGATCGTTCTATCGCAGCCAGCACGAACTGATCTTCGTGTTCAAACATGGCAAGGCTTCGCACCGAAACAACATTCAGCTTGGCCAGTATGGCCGTGACCGAACCAATGTCTGGAATTACCCAAGCGTGATCAACTTCGGCCGACAGAGTGAGGAGGGCAATCTACTCGCTTTACACCCAACCGTAAAACCTGTGGCCCTCGTGGCCGATGCTTTGCTTGACTGCTCTGCTCGCGGTGACTTGGTCCTCGATGCATTTCTCGGGTCTGGATCAACTTTGATCGCCGCCGAGCGGGTTGGCCGCGTCTGCCATGGCATCGAGATTGACCCGATCTATGTCGATGTGGCTATCCGGCGCTGGCAGCGCCACACAGGTGACTATGCCATCCACGCGGTAACGGGAAAGCGCTTCGGCGATTGTGCCAACGGCCACGTGGAGGCTCGTCGTGGCCGATAAAGAAGATCCCCAGTATCCAGTCGGCTACAAAAAGCCCCCGCGCCACACTCAATTCAAGCCAGGAATGTCCGGCAATGCCAAAGGCCGACCTAAAGGCGCGAAGAACTTCGCGACCGTCATTGAGAAGGAATTACGTACGCGCATAGAAGTCACCGAAAACGGCAAGCGGATTTCAAAGCGACAGGCGATTGCCAAGCAGACCGTGAACCGGGCGGCAGCAGGCGATCCGAAGGCGACCTCAACCTTGTTGAACGAAGCCAGGTTTCAGGAGAGCCAGAACCAACTGCCCGTCACTCAGACTCCGGTCACCGGCGCCGAAGACCAAATGGTCATGGAGAACATCCTGCAACGGATCCGGTTATCACAACCGTTCTATCTCAATCCCGAGTCCCATTCAGAGGCGCCGAGCGAAGATGAATCCTCGACGTCAATTGAGCCCAATGAAGGAGAACGTTAATGCTGTCCACTGGGCTGTCGGTTGAGGAATATCAATTCTTCCTGCGCCGCGACTTCACCAGCTTTATTGAACGCTCATTCTACGAACTGAATCCTCAGACGCGCCTCTTACTGGGGCCGCACATCGAAGTGATAGCCACGAAACTGGAGGCATGCCGTCAAAGCAGAATTAAGAGACTCATCATCAACCTGCCCCCGCGCCACCTGAAATCCCATTGCGCCTCGATCGCCTTCGTTGCCTGGTATCTTGGGCACCATCCCGCTGGTCATGTCATCTGCGCCAGCTACGGTCAGGACCTGGCCGATAAGCTGGCGCGTGACTGCCGCAATATCATGATGAGCGCCTGGTACAAGCAAATATTCCCCGCGCGACTTGCCGACCGGGTCGCAGTGCATGATTTTATGACAACAGATCTAGGTACCCGGATGTCGACTTCAGTGGGCGGCGTCCTGACAGGCCGCGGTGCTGACCTCATACTCATCGACGACGCGCTCAAACCGGACGAAGCTTTGTCCGAATCGAGGCGAAAGGCCGTGAATGAGTGGTACGACAACACTCTGTTGAGCCGCCTTAACGATAAGGCCAAGGGCTGCATCATCCTTATTATGCAGCGCCTGCACCAGGAAGACCTGGTCGGCCACGTGCTGGAGCAGGAACCCTGGGAGGTTCTCTCTTTTCCCGCCATTGCCGAGCAGGATGAAACCTTTGTGATCGACAGCCCGATCGGCAGGCGTTGGTTCAAGCGCAAAGTAGGGGAGGCGCTTCATCCCGAACGTGAGACTCTGCAGACCCTGGCAAGAATCCGCGAGAGGATGGGCGATTACAATTTCTCCAGCCAATATCAGCAAAACCCGATTCCACTGGGCGGCGC